AAGCCCCTTGGGTGCTTTAAGCCCAGGGGCCTCTCGACGGCCACCACTGATGCAGGGTCTTTATAACCTTGCATTCGGTGCTCGCGTGATCACTCACACGAACATCGCTCTCCCTGCTCGTCTGATTTAGGTATAAACCTTTAGTCAGAAAGGGCAGGTCGTCGTAGGATACACGGCGTGTCAAAGGGACCACGCTGTGACCAACCCAACCCTCCAGACCTTTACAGGCCCGGAGGGGCCTACATTCATCCCAGTCCCCAATAAGGAAACCAGAGGTCTGATCAAACTCAGACCAGCCGCGATCCCGAAGGAAAACGGTAACGGATGCAGGACCACGGATCTTGCGGACCCTTTCAGGGATCTGAGCAAGTATTCCGGAGTAGGGCTCCTGTAGCCGGCTGTCCAGAGACCAACCAATGTGCCTACGAAAGGCCCACTGGCGGATACTGTTAGCAGTCAGTACAAGACGTTCGACTGTTTTCACATCCTCACGAATGTAAAAGGGAGTGACATCTCGCCCGCGAAAGTAGTGTTTACCACAACTTTCGCGAAACGGGCCTGTTGAGAAACTCTTCTTCGCGTTCGGTGTAAAACCGCATGCGCTCAAGAGCCTTTCAATTTCCCGATAGGCGTCGACGGAGAAAATTAAGTCATCTCCGTAGACGCCGACGCGAGTCTCCTTCACCTCGGTTTGCTCCACTACTGCGCTGACAAGAGCCCAAAATATAAGGCTCTCCAGCTCAAAAGTGAAGCCGTTTCCCATCGAGGAGACCTTTTGGTAGAAGACTAATCCACCAGAAGGAAGAACGCCGAAGGGGCTTCTGCATAGCTCTATCGCAGAAACCCAATCTTCGGGCAGAAGCAGACGTACGAGCTCCATGGAAACGGAGTCGACGCCATAGACAGATCCATGGTGGAAAGAGTGCCATTCAGGGATCCATCTAATGCCAGCCGCTGATTAAGCGACTGATCGTTGAGATCTATCCCAACGAGCTTCAGCTTACGACGAATCTCACCGCCGATGCCCCTCTGACAATAGATATTCATCAGAGGCTCAACAGCGATGGTACGGTCCGTCTTAGCG